TAGGAGAAAAGGTATAGTCAAATCTCTAAAGACCCGCTGGCCTAAATTTAATAGACAATGTATGGGTGGAATAGAGCCAAATGTAATATACAGTATATGTGGTATAAGTGGGAGTGGCAAGTCGTCATTCGCTAACAGTCTAGAAACTGATTTATTTGATTTAAACCCAGAAGAAGATTTTGTAGTTTTAAATTTTAATTTTGAAATGTTGAGTTCTAAGCAAGTTGGTAGGAAACTATCATATAAACTAAAGAGAACGACAGCAGAATTATATAGTGCTTCCAACACTGATGACTCATATAGAGTCTCGGATGTAGACTATGAGGAAATCCTCAAACAAACTGAACGGATCAGACAGTACCCTATCTATTATGTAGATTGCCCAGGTACTGTGGATGAAATCAGGAATACGATCATTAGTTTTCAAAAGATTGAAGGGATGAAAAAGAAATGGTTAATAGTAATATTAGATCATACTCTATTAACTAAAGGTAGACTCACTGAAAGTGAAAGAGGAATGATTTCAGACCTTCAAAGAATGTTTATGGAAAGAAAGAAATATGGCAAAATTACCATAATTCAATTAAGTCAAATGAACAGAGAAATAGAGGACAAAGACAGAATAAATAATTCCAATCTTCATTATCCAATGAGGAGAGATATATTCGGTAGTGACTCCATCTTTCAAACTAGTGATTATGTAATAGTATTGCACCGTCCTGAAATAATAGGCATATCAGAATATGGGCCCAAGAAATTACCCGTCAAAGATAGAATCTATATGCACTTTTTAAAAGCAAGGGAAGGTGAGCCTAAAGTTTTGAGTTTTGAAAACAACTTAAAATATAACAGAATTGACGAAGTAGATCCATATAACGTTTTAAATTTTTAATCATGAAATATTCAAGAGAATTTACTATAAAACTCGATTCAGGTAATAAGGTTTCTTCGCTCACCGAATTATTGAAGAAATTTAATCTTGTAAAAGAGCCAAAAAAAGAAAAGAAGAGGAATGTGGTACTAGATATTACAATTACTCTTCCAAGAAAGAAAGCCAAACGTAGAGTGACGGTTTTCTCAAACTTCGTAAAGGTAGGATGGGATCAGTATTCCATCAAACACGATCACTATACTGGTTACGAATATGTAATCATTGAAGGTGAACGTTATGAAGTTGTAAGAGATGTGTGCGGCCAAGGATACTTGGTTGAAGTATAGCATCTGCATCTAAGGTGTGCGACTATACTCAAAGGTGTTTACGTGAGCGTAAAATAAATGATTCCCGCTTCATAATGGACGGAAACTAACAGCCCATACAATATGTTGCACACCTTTTTTAATTTAATTTTAATATGAATAAACAGACATACCAGTTTGCAATAGTAGGTATGTCAGGCAAAGGCAAGACAATGACATTTAGGAATATGTCACCAGAAACATGTGGTTTCATAAACTGCGAATGTAAACCATTGCCATTTGCTAATAAGTTTAAACATTATTCAACTCCCAAAGATTGGCAAGAAACATATCAGAAGTTAATAGAGTTCGCAAAAAATCCAGAAATTACCGAAGTGGTATTGGATAGTTTTTCAGCTTATGTTGACAGCCTACTGAAAACTGCAAGAGAAATAAAAAAAGGCTTTGATATCTGGAATCTTTATAATGAAGAAATAGGTAAGTTAATGTACATTATAAAAAGATATCCAAAAGATATATTCATGACTGCTCATTACGAATGGGTAGAAACTGAAGAAGGAGCCATTGAAAAGCGCATAGCCGTGAAGGGTAAAGAATGGAAAGGTATGATAGAAAGTAACTTTACCATTACTCATTACGTAGATATGCGATTAACAGCAGACAAGAAAAGGGAGTATTTTATTACACTAAATTCGGATGGCAAGTCGTCTGCAAAAACACCCCCTATGTTTTTGACAGATGAGAGTGAACAAGAGTCACCGAATGATGCTAGTACATTTCTAGAGCGTGTAAGGAAAATTTTAAATAAATAGGGAGAAATAATATGTACGATTTAACATTAAACATTGATTCAGAACAAAACGGATTAACATACTGTCCACCTGGTATAAATGAAAATTTATACTTAAATAGAAAAGATGGCAAATATCCAATTGTTTACGAAAAATCTAAGAGCGGTAACGAATTTATCGCATTTCATTTTATGAACAAAGAGGGACAAACATTCGTTCATACCGAGTGGGTTCCCAAAGCTGATGATTCAGCAGTGCTAGATAAGAAGAAATCCAATTTAAAGAAAAGAATTCTTCATATCGCAAAGAAACTTGTGGATGAGAGTCAGCTTAAATTTAAAGCTGAGACATTTGAACAACTTGCCACTAAGATTATTACTGCAATAGGTGATAATTATAAAGGTAAGTTATTTAGGTGTAAGGTAGTTTACAATAATAAGAACTATACTACTTTTCCAAATTATGTACCATTTATGGAAAGTATGGATATTCCAAAAGAAAAGTCCAGACTTAAAATGAGTCCAGATGATAAAGTAGTTAAGAGTAAAGCTGATACCATACCGGTAGCCAGCCCTAATCCATTCATGGCAACTGCCTCAGCTGGTGTTGATGCAAAAGCAAGCCAGGATGAGGATGAATTGCCATTCTAAATATTCATTGGGCACATTTGCAAGGAGTGGTCAAACTTGTTAGTAGGTTAGGTACGTAAGAACTACGTTACCGATGTGTATACCACCAAGGGACGGGATGGACGTACCTAACTTATGAAAGCGAAAGCACATCCGTTCGAATCGGATAATGTGCCCAAATCTAAATAAATATATTATGCTACTACAAAACTCGACACTAAGTTAATCGTAAATGCCGCCGACTCGGCCGTTAAGAAAACCACTTAACGTCTAAGACACCGGATCTAAATGACAAAGGTAGCTAGTGATAATTAACTTAAGGTCAGCTGTAGTATATCTATCGGAAGAAATAAAAAGTGTAAAAGCAAGGCACACTTACAAGGGAAAAAGGATTTGTAGTACCATCAAAAAATAAAAAACAATTTAGATCTAGATGGAAGATATAATCAGGAATCCTGCGTAGTAGCACAATATCC